GCGTCAAGAATACTAACTATCTCAGAGTTTATTTGATCTGCTGTCAAACCCGGCGCTCTCTTAACAAGAGCATCAAATCTCGGCTTTAATGTTGAATAAACATTAAGTGCTTGTGTTGGCAACGATTCAATAAGTTGTTTTTTATTAAGTTCAGACGTGCTATCTGATCCCTCAAGAGCATATATCCTATTGTCTGGGCCTTTTTGCCATACCTTATTTGGTGACAAACCTTCGGCTTGAACTTCTTCTTTAGTAAGACGTTTATACTCCGTAAATCGACCAAGAAATCCTCTCTTGTTAGAATACGCCATTCCATCTCGGAAAGTTATTGACTCAGGAGGATCAATTCGGTTTGCCTCAGCATTATAAAAATTCGCTGTTGGAATATCCCCTTCAAGAGCTGCCTGTCTTGCTGCATTTCTGTAACCAGTTGCTTTTTTAACAGAAGCAGGATCAACTAATTGAACGTCTTGATTAGCTTGAGCAGAAGGCGCTGGCGTAGTTGTATTTGACGTAACAGGCTGCTGACTAACCGTACTTAAATTAGCACTTGGGGCAATTGCTTGATTAGCATTAGCAACCGGGGAAACATCTACTTGACCCGCCATCGGAACTTGCTGAGAGATAGGCGGAGTTTCACCAAGAAGTGATTGATACCTCTCTGCCCTTCTTTGCAAAAGAAGTTGTTTTGACGCTTCCTCAGGATTAATAGCAAACAACTGAGCCAGTTGCGGATTATCCTTGCTTGCTTGCTCAATAGCTCTTAATCTAGCCATCGTTTGCTGACGCTTAAGCAATGCGTCCTGCTGTGCCAACTGAGTCTGAGCAATCTGTTGCTGTGTCATGTAGTTCCGCACACCCTGATCGTAAGCGCCACCAGCAGCACCAAAGCCGCCAGCCAATGCGCCCAGAATATTCTCAGCAGCAGAGCGACGTGGGCCAGTACGACTCATACCCTGAGCCAGCGCCAGACCAGCACCTAGCAAGCCCTGAACATTAGCTCGATTTTGTAGGTTCTGAGTTTCTTCAGCACCCAGCAATCCCGGCAAATAGCTAGGAGCCGCTTGACCAAAGATATTAGGAATGTATTTATTTATGTCCATATATCACCCTAAGAGGGAAATCGGTTGCGGTCTAAGTACAGTGCCTTGCTGTGGGTTTAGCAGACTCATGTAGTCATTGCCTTGAATCTGACCACGGTTAACCTGACCAGCAGGAGCAAATTGCGCTTCAGGCTGTTGCATTGCTTGATTAGCTGTTTGCATAGCCATTTGCGTAAGCTGGGGATTCTGCTGTGCGTATTTGCCAACACTAGCAAATCTGTCCATCATAGTAGGCTCATACAAAGATGATGGGATCATGCCTGTAGTAGGGCCGCCACCTAAATTTGCAGAGGTATAAATTGAGCTACCAATGCCACCAGAGAACATACCTTTTGTTCCGCCAAAACCTTCTGGACTTGCAAACTTACTTGCTTCGTTCAATAGGTTTGTATTGGCTAAACTTGTCGGGCCTTGAGTAGCAGCAGAAAGAACAGATGATGATGCTGGAGCAAATGCCTGACCAGCCATAGGGCCAGCAGCATTAATTGTCGTTGATCCAGACAATGCGCTAGGCAAAACACCACTAGAACCAGCTCCAGCCAAGCCACCAGCGCCCATCAACGTAGCACCACCGTATCCACCAGCCGCACCAAGCAACGCACCTTTAAGAGGGTCTTTAGAATTGGACATAGCCCCAACGGAGCCGCCAATAATAGCCATAGTTACCGGATCACCCATTATTTACCTCCTGATGGCGTAGCTTGTTGAACAGTAGTCTGACCTTGCGGGACACTGCTGAACAAGTTAGCAAATTGACTAAGTTTAGCCTGTGGCAAGTTCTGTTCAAAGTTGAAACGGTTGATCGCATCTTGCAGTGCAGCAGACTCATACTGCTCTCTTTGCTGACCAGTTGCGAGAAGTCTTTGAATATCACCATAGTCAGCAGCAGCCATCTGAGGAGCCATCTGACCAGCTTGCATTTGACGGGCACGTTCAGCCTCAGCCGATCCGTAAGCCAGTTGACCGCCCTGCTCAGCTAATGCGCGAGCAAATACATCTTGCGCTCTAGCCTCTTGCTCACCCAGAGCAGCAGAGCCATAGCGACCCATTGACGAAGCCTTGGACTGTAGACCTTGCACGCCTTCAGTAAACTGCTCACGGGCCTGACGGTTTACACCCGCCAAAGCACCCTCTAGGAATGGATTAACGCCCCGTCCTTGAATCGTAGCAAGTTGCTCTTGCTGTGCAGCCCGAACCAGCGGAGAGCCTCCTATAGCCCGTTCCTTTGCCATTTGCAGGGCTGATTGCGTAGCCTCAGATGGGGAAACGTAGGTCTGACCGGGGAAGAATGTCGGAGTGCCAGACTCGTAAAGACGCTTGCCTTCTTCAAGTCCGTAGGTAACATACGGAGCGATTGTTGGATCAATCTTTGTCGTTGTTGTGCTTTCTTGTGGCCCGCCTTTGCTGCCCATATTACACCTCGCAAATCCATTGTTTAGGACGGAAACCGAGCTGTTTCGCCCTACGCTGCCACCCTCGACGATGGCTTGAGAAAGTTAAGTATTTGACATTTCCTTGACTACAGATGTCTTTTATGTATTTTAATCCAGATTCCACAATTTGATAATTATTTTCTAACGTCCAAGCCGCCCATAGGTGCATCGTATCGCCCATAGGTTGCAGGATAAAGAAGCACTTAAAGTGGTTATTATCCAGCCCTACCCAGAGCATTGCCTTCTGGTTAAAGCAGTCTGTGTACACATCTTCGACAATCCAGTTCTCAGGGCTATATCCCTTGATTTCATCCAAACCGGGGCGAACCGTAGGCCACCAGTTCCGCAGCTGATCTACAGGGATATATCTAAACTCCATTAGCCCACCACAATGTATCCATAAGTTTTGTTTGCCGTATCGTTAGCCCAGTGCGTAAGGGTAGCACTACCCTGCTGTTTAGCGGAAACATATACGTTACTCGTAGCCAATGGCGCAATGTATTGCATGGTTACAATAGCCGCAGGAATAATTGGTCTGTCAGGGCTAGTGGTGGCAGCATACGAAATAAGCGAAACAGTCGTAGCAGACACAAGACCAGCTACCTCAATGTAATCACCAGCGGCTAAGTCCACGAAGATATTGATTGAACCCACTACATGACTAGGATCGCCAGCTGATTTTCTAATAGGCAAGTCAAACCGAGCAGCAGACCTTGGAATATCTACACCATTCTTACGAAACCAAACGTCAGCATATTGCAGTGCGTTATCGTCACTAGCCAACTGAATTGTAAACTGAGCATTGTATAAGCCGGGGTTACGGACATTTAACCGACTGTTGTTAGATAGATAAATACCACTAGCTTCTTCAGTCGTATCATATTGAATAGCGGCAGGAGTCATAGCAGTCGGAGCAGACTGGCTAGTGTTCCTCGTAAACTCACCGTAAGGAGCAGCGTCAGCTTCAGCAGCATCAGACACAGGAACAAAGAATATCAGGCTGTCATAGCCTATACGCTCGTCGTAGAGGGTGGTTGTCGTAGCATTACCAGTAGCTAGGGTAATCAGGCCCGTATTATTGGTCTTCCCGTCCATAATCCCACGAACGACCTCAGCAACACCACGCTGATCGCTACCAAATGGCGGTAATGTACGAAACTGGGTCATCTGTCACCCTGTTTAACGGCGTTGAACTCTAATCCTGTTGCGGTTTTCCAGTTATCACCCGTTGGAGTCAGTCTTAATCGATGATAATCACCGCCAGAACGCAAACTGACACGGTTTTCTGCATCAGCAGGTACATCTGAGCCAAATTCCACCTGCTGCGACAGCAATTCTCTACTAGCAACCGCGATAGAACCGCTACCACTATCAACAATAGGTCTTGCTAAAGTTATAACAGATCGACCCACATCAATATCACCCGTTGATATGCTTGCAGTCTTAGGCTGACCTGAGAAAGAAATAATCTTTTGTCCACTTACGCCAGCAAACAGTAACTGACCACCAGCAAAAACACGGGAATCCAAAGGAATTTGCAGTGCGTCAATGCTTGCGCTGTAGTTATCTACCTGCTCTAAGGTAGCAGAAGGCGTTAAAACATAAGCAATAGAGGTGGCACTCGTATCACCGTATGACCATTTATTCAAATCAATCGAATAAATAAGGATGTATTTGCTACCAAATGCGCCATTAAATTTCCAAATAACCAACTTATTCACAGGATCAACCGTAGCACTCATTCCGGTAGGAATTTCGCTAAGAATGGCGTTTTCAAAGAACCAGCGGTTAACCTTCTCAGTGCCTATGTTTCTTGTTGATTGACCGTCGCAAACATAGAATCCATCGTCTGCAAGGAAATAGGTCAGGTTGCCATACTGGGTAATCGAGCCGTTAGAGATACAGCCCAAAGACCGGCTAATAGCGTCAAACTGAAAGAAGAATGGAGAGCCAGCATAGCTCATCCGGTAGATAGCACGTTCCAAGAAGATAAGACCGTACTCACCACCAGCAATACCCGTAATATCACCACCGTCCGGCAGTATCTGACTATCAGCCTGAGAAGCAGCGCCGGGAGTCCAGTCTGTCTCATCATTCAAGTCTGACCAGTAAACTTTGCTTGTCTCAGTGCCATCATTTGCTGCAACCACAAAGTCACGGACAACTGTTACATATTTAGCAATAGGCGCATCAGCAGACAGGTCAGCAAATACAGTCGATGAATTCAGCGTCCATGCTTGCAGCTTATCTTGACCATTAGCCAGAATCATCTGCGGGCCAAACTGCGTTACATCCCAGCCTTCAACAGCAGAGTATCCAGTAGTCGTAGCAGCATCCAGACTGGCATCATTGCTATCAAACTTATAAATCTGAGTAGCACTAGCAGCAAACAGTGAACTAACCCCACCAAACTTACCAGCAAAGGTAATCAGCAAATCAGTGCCAGCGTCATCAGAATAATCTGCCTCACTCTTAATCGGAGCGTATCCGTTAGCAACCGGATAACAGTTCTTTGCATCTGTTACCGCGCCTGTAACACCCGGCTGATCTGGCAACCACTCACCGAATAGGATCTTTTGCATTACTGCCTCGTCCAGTTATCTTGCGTAGAAGATGTTTTAATCCAGTAATCGTAACGATCGTCTGTATAACCATCTACCCAATAATCAATTTCTACATACGGGTCAAACAAACTATTGCTAAACCAAGAATTAGAGCCAACAACTACAGGAGTCCAAACATTTGCAATTTCTGCAACCTGAGTCCAAGTATTCGTGCCCGGTAAAGTATCTGCCCACTCATCCCCGATAATATTGCCTCTAGCTACAAAGGCTGTAGAACCGTTTATAGCGGCGTTTCCAGCCCATATCGCATTAGGTGAGGCAGACACACTAGCCACGCCATTAATCGCCCCAAAACCGCTGTAAACCACGCCACCAAGGGCTGTTACCGTGGCTGTTCCTGTGATACTCCCAGAACTAGACTGAACCCTAATCCCCTGAGCCTCAACCTGAGCATTGCCAGTAATTGCGCCTGAGCCAAACTGAATTCTAAGCCCATTTGCTGTAACTGTTGCCGTTCCTGTAACGCTGCCTGAGAAAAACTGAATCCGTGTCGGAGTTGCTGAAACACTGGCCTCTGCCGTTACCGATGCGCTCCCGAACTCCAGAATTGCATCGCCTTCAGCATAGCCGTAGTCCCAGTAATCATAGACAACGTATTGAAGACTCATTCGTCAGCTGGTTCCGGTGTGTTGCCTTCTTCAAGCCACTTCAGGTAAGCCTGATAGTCGGTGTTGGCTGGGTCAAGCGGAATAAACGCACCGTCGGTTAGACGCTGCACTTGTGTTGGGTTCAGTTCCCATGAAGGTTTAAATAGTTTGTACATTTACAACTCCGCAGTTGCTGCCGCTTGAATGACGAAAGAATCGGT